CCCTCACTATTAATGGCTGTCACCACGTAATAGTAGGTAGCATTAGGTAGAGTACCACCTGTTGCCGCTGGAGTCAACTTAGGGTTGGTCAGTGCCGGACGTTGTACTACCAGTTCTGCTTCATGGAAGAAGCGAGAGTATCTTTGGTCTACTGGTTGAACAGACGTTTGTGGTACGGTGATCCAGGTTACACCGTTATCAGGGCTAAACTGTAGCTCGTATGATGTTCCCGTAGGAAGGTTCATGTCGATTACTTGCTTAACTCCGGAGTAAGGTGAAGCTAGATCAACGTTCTTGGTAATATACGACGCATTGGATTGTCTAGACATCGCATACACGAAGCTAGTTCCTCGCAGAATCGTCGGTGATACGTGGCTTCCAAGCTTAGCTTGGATAGTACTCTTCAGCCTGATGTTACTTGCTACAGCGTCCGTAGCAGTCTTCTCGAATGCTGTAAGAGGGTGCCAGAATCCATTACCATTGATTTGGTACTCCCATTCAATACGGGTCTGCTCTGGCACTAGCTGTTCTACGGCTAGAACGATTTCGGATACTGACGTAACCGGAATGTCCTCAAAGACCAGTACAGCGTCACCAGAAACACTTACCACGTTGATATTGAACTTCAAGTCTGCATCATTGTGTACGTTCCATGAGATGTTGTTAGACGAGCTGAACAGAACCCCGATGGTGTACGGTTGACGACCTATAACGGCATTGGACTGCACGTCACGCTCACCTAGCTTACCAATGAACACGTTGTAGTCAGTATCCTCCGTGATCAGGACGAAGCAGTAATCCTTGTTAGCTTCACAGAACACTGGAGTATCGAAGATGACCTTAGTAGCCACAGAAGCGTTGTTAGACAGAAGAACGTCCTGAGCATAGAAGGTTTTCTCCCCTACTACTCTTGTGGTAGGCAAGCCACCTTCTGACATTTCCCTAACCTGAAGGTTTATAGGCAGGGTGCCCTTGCTGTAGAAGAATACGTCAATCGAAGAGATTTGCGTATTCGTTTCAAAAGCGAAGGATTGTGCCAGTGGGTCAATACGGTTGATCGTATTGGACACTTGGTTTACAGTGAAACCCAGTTGAGCAGCTATTTGATCTATAATGCGTTGATCCCCGGATACTTCCGTAGACAAGGTCTGCATTTGTGACTTCAAGCTGTTGATATCCCCTTGTAGGGCTTGAGCTGTAGCGATACGCTGTGCCCGCTCAGAGGATAGTCCACTTTGCAGTGCAGCATACTCAGTTTCTAGGGCTTGAGTACGGGCAAACAGTGTGTTCTGAGCAGTCTGTATAGAGTTTACCCTAGTCTCAACGCTATTGGCTCTGTTCAGGGCTTGTGTAGCCAGGGCTAAGGCAGAGTTAGCGGAGTTCTCAGCTTGTTGACTGTTCTCTAAGGCAGCCTTAGACTGAGCTAGAGCCAGTTGAGCTTTCTGGTCAGCCGCAGAAGCTTTTAGTACAGCAATCTCAGCTTGTCTTAGTGCCTCAGTAGCTTTCGCGTCTGCTGCATTAGCAATACCGATTGCTACTTGAGCCATATACTGGGCTTCCAGAGCTATCAAGCGACCTCCATCCGTCTCACGTGCCAGCTCGTTTACCAATCCAGACATCTGACGTAGGCTTGCTTCAACAGCATCCATACGAGCCGTCAACTGCTGAGTACGCTGATCCAAGTTCGTGATAGCCTGTGCGTTCTCATTAGCCTTGTTGATGGCTTCCTGTACTGCATCGTATAGGATTTTGTTATTAGAGCCATAGATGTCTTGGAACGTCTGTACTGTGGATACTAGAGTCGTCTCCGATTGTACGAAGATTCTAGTGAAACCAGTAGAGGTAAACGGACGTTCAGCGTAGTTGCTATCGTTGTGCAAGGTAACCGTCTTAGTACCAGTCGTGGTATTAGCAGGTATCTGGAACGTACCTACAAAGCTGCCATCCGACTTGACCTTAACCGTTCCTTCCTTAACCCCAGCCTCAGTACCGCTAGCAGGTGTCAACGTCACAACCTTGTTATCAAACTTACAAGTAACGTCCTGACCTGGACTAAACTTAGCTCCATTGACCTGAACAGTGATCTGACGCATGAACGTAGATGCTTGTTCAAAAATCTTGGTAGGGTCACCAGTAAATGTCTTCTTGTCCTGCTGGGTCTGAACCAGTAGTCTCTGTACGTCAGATGTCCACCAGTTGTCTACGAACTTAGCAGGTATGGTGATCTGCTCATCGTCCGATATGGTTATCGGCAACTTAATAGTGGACTCATCAATCCAGTTGTCTACAGAAGGGTTCAGGGATATGGAGGACTCCGTGTTGAACACAGCGTATGGGTTGATGTTCATGGTGCTAGATGCAAACGGCTGTGATACAAGTGGGGTGTCTCCATATGGAGCCAAGTAGAACTTATCCTTCTGTATAACGTTAGACAGAGCCGTATTAAGGGCTAGGTTCTTCAACGTAGATTCCGCAGGTATCATGATCTCATTCGTGAATAGATTCATAGTGGTGTTGAAGGACGGATGTGTGATATCTGCCCTACCAAAGTCCAGGAATCCATCAGTGAGGATACCAGACAGGTTAGAAGGTGTTTCACCTATCTCTGCCTGTTTGTCCAAGTCAGTTACCGCCATGTTGTACTCCAGGTTATTAACCCGAGTAATTATATCTTGCACACCCTTCATAGTGATGCGGGTGTTCTCGATAGTAGTGATATTGGCTTGGCTGCTGTTGGGAGGTAACGCAAGATAGGCTAGCGGCAAGTTGTACAGAGTGGTCTCTGGAGCAACCTGTAATCCGAACCTATTTGGCTGACCTTGAACGGCATTGATGTTACCAGTCCGGTCGATATACAGCAGATCAGTACGAGCCAGATGCCATGTATACGTGATGTTATACGTGGTGTTATGGATAGGCTTAACCGACTCTGTAGTATTTAGGAATCGAACGTAGTGACGTCCGTTAGACGGATTCAGATACAGATCGAAGTCCTTAAACTGGATAAAGTGACGGTTGTACTTCCACACAACCTGATAGGAAGAACCTAGCGAAGGTTGATCAGAAGGTAACGCCGCTAGCGACCAGTCTACACCGTTGTCCATTAGTTGGTAGTCTACACCCTTACGGTATGTCTTGCCACCTACGAATGCACTAGTACCTGCGTTCCAGTCTCCACCTTGGTTAACCGCTACAATGTCGAATACAGGAGTCTTAGGTAGCTCATCAGTACCTCCTACGATACTACCACGGGTGATATACTGGACGATCTGAGCCTGACCTACTACTTCATCAACACTACGTACATACGCTGTGCTGATCAGATAGTCTGTTGTGTTTTGGTCGTATAACTTAGGCTCATCCTGTACAGTACGATATGCCTTGGACAGTGGAATCTTTACCACTGTAGGAGACGGTTTATTGATTTCATACCCGAGAACATAGCACTTACCCGCGCTTACAGTGGCATGCAGCGTTTCGCTATCGAAAGGAGCTACTGTTACAGCTAGCCCACGAACCTTGTAGTTTTCGCTCTCATCGAATGTACGTCTTGCAAGTACGTCTGTGATAACGTCAACCGCAGGGGGTTCAGTGTTTGTAGATACAAAGCCTTCCTTTAGCTTGTAGATAGTGAATGCTTCTGGGTCGCCTTTAACTACTACGATTACTTCCTTGAGCCTATCCGCACCCTTTTGACCAAAGTTACTGTAGGTTTGTGCTGGATCAGCAAGAGAGGGGTCTTCGTCAGCCGTTATGATAACTTGGCTAACTTTGACCCCAATCGCTTCTTCACCAGTACCAGTAATGGTTACTGTACTCTCTGGTACAGGATACACAATACCGTTTACGTAAACCTGCCCAGTTGTGATGGTAGCAACGGTCTTAGCTTCGTTAATACTAAGCTGACATCCAGACACGATGCTACCATTTTTCATCAACACGTCACCTAGACGTTTCATAAAGTCTAGGAACATAGACTGGAGTACGTTTGTCTCCCTACTTTGAGGTGCTCTCCCCGGATAGGCTAGGACTTTGGTATACCCCTTATTCGGATCGTAATCGTCATAATATGGGGGATTTGTCAGATTAACATCTGCCATTGTCTAGCACCTCCGAAGGAAAATTAGAATTCGATAACGAGAGACAGCTTTTCAGACTGGTCATCTTGGCGGTGAGTAACGCGACGGTTATCCACGATTTCCAATAGGCCAGTGTCATCCACGTCCGCAGGCAGTAGAACCAGTTGGTTAGAGGGAACAGAACCTTCTTTTACCAAGTTGGAGTATAGACCTACTTGACGGAAAGAGGACAGCGGCACTTCATTACCGATAAGGGTAGTGGAAACGTAAATCCAGCGTGCCTTTTCAGTCTCAGCATTGGGTTCGGTTACCTCGCGGTAGTAGTCGCCCATGTAGAAGATAGAGCCTTCCGCATCGGGTACTACGATTTTCTTTTCCATAACCTTCTTAAAGGCGATTACTTCCTCTATCTCCTGAAGGTTTACGTCCGGCGCTGGAGGTACGGACTCATCAGCCCACACCGTAGTTCTGCCTACCGCAAAGTACAAGTCGTCTCTGTGGAAGAACTCAAGCGCCCTACTTACGTGACCGTAAACTGTGCTTATAGCCATTGTTTATTCCTCCTTAAGGATTCGATATAATCTCGATCTGAGTGGCTCCGGTTACCCACGACTGCTGGGTAAGAGGTATATCACCTATTTCCGCTATTGTGGCTCCAGAACCTAGCTTGATATTAAAGCTATCATCATTATAATTTAGGAAGACTAGGATAGCTGCCTCATAAGTGGCTCTAATCTCTCCTGCTGGTATGAAACCAGTCCAGATGTCTAGCTCTCTTGCCGTCGGTATATACTGGTCGATTCCTACTTTCGCATACTTGTAGAACGATACAAGTATGTGCTCTACTGGCTCGTCTCCATAGGCTACAACTTCATCTGGCTCATAGAATAGCTCCTTGATGGTAGATACCACATAGGAGTTTCTATATCCATCTACGCCTAGGGCTTGAGAGAAGAATGCTAACTCTGCTACGGAATCCTGTTCAGAGGGCATGACTTGTATAGCCTTACGGTAGCGCTCAACCAGCATATGCTCTGTTATAGATGCCAGCTTGCTACTGGCTTGACTGCACACCACCAGATCATACATAGTATCAGCTAAAATGACACCCTTAGATGCAGACATGAAAGACTCTAATAAGGCGTCAGTTACAGCATCACCCATGAGCTGTTGGGCTTTACGATACCTCTCCAGCAGGACATGCTCTGCTACGGAGACCATCTTATTGTCAGCATTACCGAACATGGTTAGATCATACATGATGTCAGGCACTATAGCACCCTTGGATGCCGACATAAAGTACTCCATCAGGATGTCTGTATCAGCGTCCCCCATGAGTTGTGGGGCTGTTAGGTACATGAACAGGTCGTACAGAGTATCCGGAATCATGTGTACTTGATCAGCCTTAGGCAGGAAGAACTCCAAGACATTGTACACATAAGACAGGACTTCAGTAAACCCATCACTACCTAGAGCTGACCTATAGGAGTGTAGTATATACTCTTCAAATGGCTCCATCACAGCTTTGCTATTGTTAACCACTGGATTGAAAGTGAGGATGTTGTATTTGTCTACCAACATGCGGATTTGTGTAGCATCCATCCACGCCTGTTTCTCTAGCCAGTCCTTTGGTTTAATAGCACCTACGTATCCATCAAGACCTAGAGCCGTGTAATACATAGACAGGATGTAATCTTCCCTAGGAGTGATGTCAAACTTATACTTCTTGAGATATATATACAAGTCTCTGGCAATGATGTCCACTGGAACAAATAGGTACGTTGTGAAGAACGGAGTCGTGCCAACGTCCCCAAGCTCATTCTCATACCAGTTTCTGAGGTTTCTAACCCCAGAGTAGTATATCAGACCATTAGAGAACGGATGGAAGAAGCTATCCATACCCAGGGCTAGGGTATCCCTATTGATCATTGTGTCTTCCTTGATGATCTTCATACCTACCATATCCACTGGGGCTGCCACGCCACCCTCAGGTATCTCAGGTACCAATTGCACGTTGAACACTACCCTTAGACCCGCTGGTTTAATGGTCTGCAAGACCTGTTTAAGACCTGAGGTAGCACCATATGGAATGATGATGCTGATAACGTTCGTTCTATAAAACTGGCTGTCCGAGTACTTATACTCTGTGCTATAGGTATTCCCCAGCACAGAATACTTTATGATATGGGTGTAAGGCTCATAAACTTCCACTTGGTTTGGGTCTATCGTGATTCCATAGTAGGAAGACAGGTATGTCGCCACGGCTTGCTTGATAGCCGGAATAGTATTTTTAGGGGTTGATACCATGGATAGTATTCGACCCCTATACTCGTTATCCTGTTCATCTACTTCTCGGTATACGTTAAACCAGCTACCCCACTCGTCCAACCATTCACCACCAGCAGTAGAAATCTTGTACTGTAGTTCCAGGTCGTCTAAGTCAGATAGGGTTTTGTTTAACGAATCATCGATAGCACCAGCCACGGTGGACAGAGCCTTAGAAGGATTTCGTTTGAATATGCGGGACATATTTTTCAGTATCCTGATAGGCATCTTGCCACCTCCTTATTGGGCTGTTACATTTATGGTGCCCGCACGTATCAACTCGAAGTTGGATACACTGATATCCGCATTCAAGGAGATAATAGCATTCATGAGAGCATTGCGGTCTATGGTCATGATGAAAGTGATCAGGTCGGCTCTGGTAAGGCTCCTAGAAACTACGAAGTTGTTTAGGAATGTCGTTACCGAATCCTGCACAATCGACCTGTAAGTCTCCCTATCGAAACCAGCCCTCAGAGTAACCGTTATATTCACATTGACTGTACGCTTGGTAACTGGTAGAACCACTACCTCTGTTCCAGCAGGTCTGTAGTCGATAAGAGCCGTCAGTACAGAGCTCTTAAGGGGGGTAGGTAAGTTACCATTGGCATCATGCACGTATGCTTGAATCTCACCAATATTGTCACTTACATATGCCCCCTGAACACCTGGGACTTTAAGGCACCCGTATTGTATAGCACTCAGAGTACCACGAGCCAGTGTCTCAATGTACGTTGTGAAGCGCTTCTTATACTCTTCCTTGGTTTCCTCAGCCTTACCGTTTAGGAAGGCTTCCTCATTGTACACACTCTGTACAACAGCAAGTGGGGTCACCATTAGACGGATGCTGTTAGCTGGAACGTTACCTGATGTGCCGCTCTCCACGCACTTCACGTTAAGAATAGCTGACAGAGTACCTTCCTCACACAGGACTTCTTCTGTTACCTCAAAGTACACCAACACCCCACCAACTGGCATTGTAGACAACCTAAACCCCACTGGGATTATCAGTCTTTGGGATAGGTAGTTTTTGAACTCAAGAGTGACAGTTCCAGTAGATGATACGGCTGCTGCTGGGAAGAACCCGAAGCTGTTGGAGATAGAGTTTTCTACTGCATCCCCAAAGGCTCTACGCATCTTGAAATACATGGCTTCCAATTCAACTGCTACTGCCTCTAGCACTGTACGAAGTGCCGAACCTACCCTGAAGTTGTTAAGCTTAGGGTTGTTGAACATAACCCAGCTAGCCATTCCAGACAGTATCTCTTTGAA